CTCCGTTCTTCACGGGACGCAGGGGTATCAGGAAAACCAATCCCCTGCGGGACGATGAACACTAATCACATAATGAAAGTGAACATCCTCGCCCAAAGGGCGGAATCTACCCGGAAAGTAGCTGGAAACTCCAGACCCAGGGCGAACTCGAAAAACCTCTGACTATCGGAAGTCAGGGTTATAACATTATCAACTGGATAACCAGACTGGTAGTAACCCACAAAACGACAGAATTCATCAGAATAACTGGCGCCTGCAAGCAACAAACCAACCATACGGCTCCATGAGGTTGACAGACTTTCTGGACAGGATTCGGGGTACAAGGCCAGAAGAAACCACTCGCGGTCGGAACCACGGACTCGAACTTGGTTATCAAGTCGGTACCCCAGCAGCTTTAACTCGCTGCGGGATTCTACAACGTCACTCTTGCTGGTAGAAATTTCAATACCAATAGTTGCAAGGATAGTTGCAGCTCTCTCCAAAGAAAACTTCTTTGACGAGGAAAACGCTGAGTCATCCCCCAGGACTCGAAGCCCCCAACAGGGAACTTCAAGATAATGACAGCAAGCTCTCATCAAAATATAATTAATGATGGAGTCAACAAGCTGGGTAAAGTATGATCCAGAAGGAACACCTTTATGTTTTCTCCACACTACACCATCGGGCATAGCGATTGGGGTGTGCAAAAAGTACCACTCAATGGCAGACCAAACACGTCTCCATCGGTTAATCTCGTTGTCTGATAAAACCTTACCATGCCAACGGTCCCACGCAATATTTACTTCAATAATGCGAAAGGCCTCATGAATTAGAAAAGATGGGAGTGAAGTATCAAACTTCGAAATATCAACACCGACGTAAACATCGTTAATTGAATTCCTGCCAACTTTAGCGTATTCATGGATTGGAAATACGCCAGTCATCATTGGATGACCGCGCGCTCTATATTCATCATACAGAGGACAAGCAAACTTCGCCTCAACGGCGAGAAACTCTGCGGGATAAATCCAGACTAACCTAGACTTTATCTCATCTATCTCAGATAAGTGCCCGCGCATACCTGCCTTGCACAAAGGCAGTTGAACTTTTGAAGGATCAAAGATCTCAGACTTCTGCCATTTGCATCTATGTGCAATAAGGCGAGCTCCCTGCAAAATAGCAGGAAGATTGTCTCCTTTTCTACCCTTGAAAGAGATTCCAGCAGAAGTGCTGGTTCTTAGACGTGACATAGCAACGTCCCAATCAAGAGGCTCAACCTTAATATTAAGGCGAAAAGCTTCAAGAGTGTCTGCATAAGCATCATTCAATGCCTGTTGCAACTTACTCTCTAACGCACTAAACAGCACGTGATTACCGCCAAAGAATGAAAGCACAGTGTAAACACCTTCAGTACCTCCACCCCGGCGGGTCCAACCACGTAAATTTTCATACATGGGACGATCAAACATCTTGAGTGCCGAAGCGACCCAAGGATCGACATTTGAACTACTCCTATAAAGGGAAAACTTTTCATGAACGCCGATACGCTCGAGGCATTCAGAGTTGGGGACTTGATGTTCCAACATACGTAAAGGAGGAAGAAAATC